AGAAGCCCAGTTTACCATACTAGCATACTGTTCTTCTCCACCTGCTAGAGAATATACACTTTGTTTTGTGGATTCAGCAAGAGCATCTTGTCCTGCTATCCAAGAATCTACCAGAGTTTGAGAGAATCCTGCTTCTTCTAAAGCTTGATAAGCTTCCTCTGATAGTGTACCAGTATCAGCATACTCTTCTTGAAATGCTGAGAAATCCAAACCTCTTTCATCTAGAAGTTCAGCAACTTCAGAAGGATTTTCAGTAGGGGATACTTCTGTTTCTTCTGTAGTTTCTTTAGGTTGTCCTAGTTTTGATTCTAAAGATGCGTAAGCTTTAGCCATATCTTCTGGACTTTTAAACTTTTCAGGTAGCCACTCAGGACGTTCATCTACCTCTTCTATTCTTTCTCTGTCAAGCATAGCTTGTTGATGTTCTTCAGATTCTGGAGCATCTGGTTGAAAAGTATTAATTGCGTCTGCCATATATTATTATCCTTCTTCTACAGCAGCTTTTGCTAAGTTAGGTGTGGCTGCTTGTGCCATACCAGCTACTGTTTGTTGTTCTAACATTGCTTGTTGTTGTTGTTGCATCATCATCTGTTCTTGCATCTTCTGCTCTTCAGATTTAATTAAGCCAGAAGTATCAATACCTAATGATGCTGCTAGTCTGTCTATGTAATCTCCTACATTCATCTCATTAGCAATAATCTCTTGACCTAATGGTTGTAGATATTGCAAGAATGTAGCTAATTTGTTTAAGTCTTGTCCACGTCCCAGTGCCTCAATACCTGTGACTACTGTAGGTTTGATACTTTCCTTAGGCATACGTGGCATCTTGCCTTGCTTCGTTAGTGATTCAAGTAGTAAGTTTATTAATGGTAACTGAAACTCTTGAGACAGTATAGAATACACACCACCTAAAGAAGTCTCTAGTTCTTGTGCCATGAAACGTATCTCTTCTGCTGTGACACGTTCTGCTTGTCTTTGTACACTAGTGTTTAACAAGAATGCTGCACTTAATCTATCGTTAATCATTCTCATAGTTTCTAAGGCTACACGAAAGTCACTAGCTTTTTGTACTTGTAATGTTGAAACGTCATTAACATCACCTGCTATGAAAGCACCATTAGGAGCTTTAGCTAAACTGCTAGACTTTGTTGTACCATTAGGACGTACAAGAAATAATACTTTAGAAGAAGCAGCTGAACCTTGTACAATAGACTGAGTTAATGCTTCTAAACTACGTAGGTCACCTAGATATTCTTCGATGAAACCTCTACCATAATCTTCCCCATCAATACGAATAAATCGTAAGGGGATGTAAGGGTTCTGGTCTTTCTTAAACATACCACGTGAGTTAGGTACTTCTATACCTGACACCTCTTGATATACTTCCCACCCTCTATCAACAAGACACACCTTAGTATACAAGTCATAGTTCTTTACAGGGGAGTCAGACTCAGGTAATAATACCTTTACTTCCTCAGGTAAGTTTAAGACATTAACACTTTCTTTAGTAATAACTTCAAGTAAGTTACCCATTGTGTCACGTTTAGTAACATAACGGTCTGGTCTGTACACCTTCATACCACCTTCTTTAGGCATGTATACTAGTGAGTTACCTGTTACTATAAGTAGTTTAAGGGCTTCAAAAGCTGGTACTCTAATAGCTTTAGACTCTATCTCTGCCATAGCTGCACGTTCAATACGTGCTAGTCCTTCTTCAACTTGACCTCTGTTATCACCAGCTATAGCTTGTAAATCAAAGTCATCAATAGTTAAACGAAAGAAAGGACTATTAGGTGGTAGTAGTGCAAGTAATAATTTAGATGCTAAGTTATTTACACCTCTTGCTCCAATACCTTGATAAGGTGTAGGATATATAGACGAACTACTATGTCCTTCCTCTGGTAAAAGAGTAGGTATAGTTAGTTTAGCAGCTTCACGTCCTCTTTCAAGGAACGTATCTCGTTCACTTTCAAGTTGACCATAACGTTTAGCCACACTTCCTGTTTCCATTTCCATATCTTATTCCTTAGGTATACCCCCTTCTATAAAGGGCATTAGTTGAACTTTTTTCTTTTTATATTTACTGTCTGAGACAGCATCTGTTGGTTCAGGTTCTTCATCATTAAAAGGCATAGTAGTATTCTGGTCTATATCTTTAGAATCTCTACCCATAAGCTTCTTCATTTCACCTGTATTGTAAGTTAATATACCACCCATGTTATTATCCTTTTGGTATGTTTAATCCAGTACCTTTACCAGCTACTTCTACAGCAGGTCTTATTTTAAGGTCTGTTCTTAATTGTTTCTTACCTTTACGAGCAAATCTTAATTTCTTAGCTTCACCTGTTGTGACAGTTTCTAACTCTTCTCCTTCTTCTTTAGGAGCAGCAGTTCTTGCTTCAGGTTTAGGAGCAGGAGCAGGAGCAGGAGTAGGTTTAGGTTTACTTACTATCTTCTTAATAGGTTCAGTAACTTTTTTCACTATTTTCTTAACTGGTTTTTCTAAAGGCTCTATTATTTTTTTCTCTATATCTTTAGGTAAGTCCTTTACTTCTTTCACTATTTTCTTAACTGGTTTTTCTAAAGGCTCTACAAAAGTTTTCTCAGCTTTCTTAACTACCTTCTTTACTGGTTTCTCTAAAGGTTCTACAAAAGTCTTTTCAGCTTTCTTAACAATTTTCTTAACTGGTTTAGTAACTTTTTTAACAACCTTTTTTACTTTTTTAACTGGTGCTCCCATAACATTACCCCTTTGGTATTTGTAAACCAGAACCCTGACTACCTACCTGTGTTGCAGTATCCATAGCTAAGTCTGTTCTCAAAGCTTTCTTACCTGTTTTTCTTTTTCTTAATTGTGTACTCTCTAAATCTGTCTCGTCTAACTCTATGTCTGGAGTTTTAGCTACAGCTGTAACTGGACGAGCAGGAGTAGGGAGTGGTGCAGGAGTTCTCCCACCAAATAATCCACCCATCTTCTATTCCTCTGTATTAAAATCGTTGTTTTGTAATTCAACAAGCTTCTGTATTATAGATTGTTGACCCCTGAGAAAGCTTAGTTCTTCAGGGGACACTTGTTCTAACGGAAGTTTGTTAGGGTATAACACTTTTAGATGGTTAAGTAACCCATCTGTAATGTTAAAATCGTTGCCTAGTAATTTCATGTATGCAAACTTTCGCTAATGTTGTAACTTTAGATATCAACTATCTCACAACCATCAGCAGTACAAGCTAAAGTTTGGCTACTGTTGGTAGTATCTTTCTTCTCATATAACGATAAAGCAGACCAATCAATCTTAATAGGCATCTGTTTCTTGAGGTCATTATACTCCTCCTCTGTTATATCTTGGTAAGGTGCTTGAGCATATGTATGGTCACTATGAGGTAAGAAAGAAATACCTGAACATATCTCAAAGTTCTTATACACCCATGCTCCTACTTCCATCCACTCTTCATCTTTAACTGTGATAGTTACAGAAGGTTTATGTTCACACCAGTTTAAGGCATAGTGTTTCCATAAGTCTAACTGTTCTATAGCAGTCATCACGTTACGTGTAACAGAACCAGTAGGTGATTTAGTAGGGAAGCTAAACACTGTAGTAGAGTCTGGCTTCATAACACATGGTTCAGCAGGTATACCACTGTCCTTTAAGAACATAGTTAGTGGGTCTTTATTATCTCCACGTACAGTGCTAATGTAGTAGTCACTATGTCTAGCATGAATACCTGAAGCACTATCAACTAACTGTGACACAGTACCTGATGGTTTGACACATGTAATAGCTGCTGATTGTGGTATCTTTAAGATAGCAGAATAGTAGATGTTAGTATCTATAGCTAGTTCTTTCATCTCTTTTAACCATGTCTTACTATCTAGTGTCTTAGATAATACCATGTTATCCATGATACCAGTTAGTGATACACCTAGTAATCTTTCTTGCTCTGTGTTCTTCTTCCATATCTTACGTAAGTAAGGCATGTGAGTAAAGGTAGATTGTATTGTACCTAGTATAGTAGCTAGTCTTACTTTCTTCTTAAGACTTTCTTTATCATCTGATGCACGTACAACAACCTCAGTTAAGTTACAGAACTGGTAGGGTCTTAGGATTATTTCTGAACAAGGATTAGTACCCCACTCATGTCCTGTTTCTCTACGTCCATTCATAGCCACATGTTTATCTGCTGCTACTCTTGAGAAGATACCTCTCTCACCTGACTTAGATTCCACAAGAGATAACCACTCTCTCATAAACCCTTCCATGTCAGGCTTATCTGTATAAGCAACAGAGTTATTAGCTAGTGCACGTTGTCCTTCATTCTCCCACCATGAACCTGACTTAGCTTTAGCCATACGTCCATCACTTAGGTTAGACAAGCTTATCATAGCTGAACGTCTAACACCACCTACAACTACAACCTCACCTATCTTACACATGATGTCATGGCACTCAATAGAGTTAAGCTTTCTACCTGCAGCACCTTTGAACTTCTCTACTACAAAGTTGAACAAGTCTACTAAAGGTTGTGAACCACTAGCTCTACCACCAAAGGTCTTAAGTCTAGCACCTGCAGGACGTACAGCAGACACATCCCACTTAGGTATGTCACCTGTGTAGAGGTGTGACAATAACTTATGTAAAGATTTTGCCCAACCTTCTTTACTATCTTCTACAAATATAACATCATTACTTTGGTTTAACTCAGTAGGTATGTCAGGTAGTTTAGATATTGATTGTCTCTCTACACTAAAGCCTACACCTGTACCACATAGTAGGATAAACATAGCCTCATCAAAGGCACGTATGTGGTCAACAGGTAAGTAGGAGCAGTTGTAGATACAAGTGTTATCTCTTTCAGCTGCAACACCTGCAGTCATCAAGGCTCTCATACTAGGCATAACTTGTAGATTAAGTATAGCTTCTTCTAGTTCTTCCCATACCTCAGGCTCTACCTTGTCTGTGCTTTTCTTTAAGAAGGACATGTATCTTCCTACAGTCTCACCCCATGTCTCTCTTCTGTTCTCTTCTTCTAGCCATCTAGCATATCTACTAGTAGCTATGAATGTTTGATAGTCTGTTGGTAGTAAGTTGTTCATCTGTTATCCCCTTCTCCTTTTATCTTTCCTCTTTCTTTACGGTCAGCTAATTTATTTATGTTCATCTCAGCTATAACTTCAAGACTGTATCCTATGTCTCTACCTATAGCAGCAATGTACCATAATACATCACCTAATTCTTTAGCTATGTCTTCCTTCTCATCTACGATTTGTTTATCATCTCTGATAATCTTCTTAATTTTTTCTGCTACCTCACCTGCCTCACCTGCTAATCCAAGTGTAGGATATAGTATAGAAAACTTACTGTTGTATATTGCTGTAGCATTAGCTAACTTTTGATATGTTTTAAAATCCATTACCAGTTCTTCCCCTTTGTTTCTTCTAGTAGTTCAATCATCTTATCAAGATACCATCTTGCTTTCTTAGCATCTTGTAGTGGGTCACCTTTAGTAAATAATCTAGTGCTTAGATACTTAATGATATTACCTTGACAGTAACTCACTGCCTCCCACTCACCTAAGACATCAACTATATAGTCTATAGTTTCTATCTTACCTTTGTTATAATGTGGTGGGTTGTTTACCATATCTACTTTGGTGTCCATAGTTTTACTTCTCCTGTTTCTCTGTTATATTCTCCATCACGTAGGATACGTGCTAGTCTTGCATTCTCTAAAGCTACTTCTTCTGATAGTCCTTGAGTATTGAACGTATTGACAACAGTCTCCCACGTACAATTCCCCTCAAGAATCTTTTGAGCTTTAACAGCACCCACACTAGGACACCCTTTGTAATTATCAGTAGTGTCCCCCACAAGTGTTTGATAGTAGAACTGGTAGTCAGCTTCTTCTTCAGTAATAGTAACCACTTCTCCATTAATCCAATGCTTTGCAGGTATAGTGAGTAAGTCTTTATCTGCAGACCATATAATATTTCTTTCGCTTTGGCTACCAAGTATACCCAGTACGTCATCAGCTTCTAATCCTTTCCATATCTCAACGTTGTATTCTTGATTCATATATTCTTTAGCCCAGTTAAGTAACATAGGCTTACGTACTTCTTTACGATTTAGTTTGTAGTAAGGAGCAATGTCCTTACGATAGTTAGTCTTGTCTGTGAAAGCTATAAGATGATTGTCAACAGGAGCTTCCATTAACTTAGTTATCTGTTCGTCAACTCTAGCTTTAACATCGTCTTCCCAACAGTGTAAAGTCCAAAGACCTTCACCCCAGTTAACAGGTGTCTCTGCACTAGTAGCAGCTTTGTATGCTACGATGTCTCCATCAATTAGTAATCTTATCATCTATATCATCTCCCATTTTTAACCACACGTCCACATAAGTAGGACACTTAGGGCATGATAGATTGGTAACTATACCATCAAAGTTATACCCATCTTGTATATAAATATCATGGTCACCACCCCATATTAACTCAGTGTTACAGTGCCAACAGTTCATGGTCTATGTCCTTTCAAATATTCGTAAGCTCTATATACTTTATCTTTGTCATCCTTAAAGCCACCTAGTCCTGTGTTACAGTTACCACATAACCAACCTCTAAATGTATCAGTCTGATGACAATGGTCTAGTACCCAACGTTGTAGTCTAGGTTGACCATACTTACCTATCTCTTTTATATCTCTTTGACATATAGGACAGCAGTAATCCTCAGGTGGATAAGGGTTCTCTTTTCTAAGTCTTTGTACTACTCTTTCTTGACCTGACGTACAAGACCTACACTTTCTTTTTATTTCTCCAGACTTAAGTACTTTATAATTAGAAACAGGCTGCATCACATCACATACATTACAAGTTACTGCCTCAATGAGTGTCTGCCCAGTTTCGTCCATACTTGTAATCACTGTCAAGTTTGCATCTGAAGTTGAAGTGTCTTTCAACTCTGTGCATACATCCTTGAATAAGTCTCCCTGTATCATCTTCCTGTCCCTCCTTTACTAGTAGTTGTACCTCATCATGTATGAATGCTACAATCTGTGCATCAAGTCCTTGTTCTTTTATAGCTCTAGCTATGAAGACATACCAAGTCTTACATATCAAAGCACCTGCTGATTGTAACAAAGTATTAAGTGAAGCATGACTATGCCTAACAGGTATGACACGTCCATCTAATCCTTTGACCCAACCTCTTTCATCTGCTGCTTCTGATACTGCATCCTTGAGGTACTTAAGTGCAGGTAGTTTCTTCAAGAACTTCTTCTTAATTGCTCTACCTTCTTTAGCTCCCTTACCTATTATCTTACCTGTCTTCTCATCACCTGACCCATATAAGAATCCATAGATAAAAGTCTTGGCATTGTTTCTAGTAGGTAGACCTGCTGCTTCTTGGTTGATAGTATGTATGTCACCGTTGACTACTGTGTTAGCATAAGAACCATCGTCATAAGCAGCCATGTAGTGAGCAAGACACCGTAGCTCAAGACCACTGGCATCAGCACCAAGAAGACTATAGCCAGTAGGAGCATGGAATAGTGCCCTACATTCTTTACCATAGGGTGCACCCACACTAGGAACTTGAGCAACGTTAGGGTTGGAATGAGTACAACGAGAAGTAACAGCACCCATATGATTAACACGTCCATGCATCCTCCCATTCTTCTCCATCTTCAACCAAGCCTGATTACCTGTGGCTAACTGTCCAAGTCTTTTGTTAAGGAGTAAGTACTCGTTAAGCATCTTAGCCTCAGGCATATCAATACTTGCTAGTACAGCTTCATCAACCTTAGGCTCACCACTATCAGTAAAGGCTTCAGGTTTCCAACCTCTCTTCATTAGTCTGTCTGCTATCTGCATACGTGAAGCAGGGTTGAAGGGGATTGTCTTAGTCTTTGTCTTTAGCTCTACAATAGTAGGCTCAAAGTTATTTACTAGTTCCTCTTCAAGCTCTGATTTACGTGAGGCTAACTTGTACCACAGTTCTTTAGCTGCCTCTACATCAAAGGGAAAACCATATTCCTGTTGCTGTAGTAGCAGAGTATGTATCTCAGTCTCTAAGTCTAGTGCTTCTTTACTAAAATTTTTTGCAGTAATTTTAGAATAGAGTTTAGCTGTAACCTTCGTGTCTTGTACACAGTAGTGTAACATCTCTTGGGTATACTCTCCAAAGCTCTCACTGCCCACATTGAACTCACCTTTTAATTCTCCTAGTCTGTATCCCCATGCCTTAAGACTGTGACTACCCATAAGTTTAGGAGGAAAGTTATTCTTCTTACTTAGCTGAACATCTATCTCTCGTATGTCACACCATATAGTTCTTGAGTATACTAGAGTATCTATTAGCTTACCTTTGTATTCAAAGTTATACAACTTCTTGAGTACTCTTAAGTCATAGTCAATAATGTTATGACCTATTAGAGCATCTGCTTTAGATAGGAACACAAGCCCTTCCTTTATTTGGTGGGGTTCAAAGGTGTGTACCTTTTCTGTGTCCTTCTCCCTACATACTATGCACCACACAGTAGTGACATCATCTAGTAGGTTGTCTGCTTCTATATCAAATATTAATTCCATTGTTTCTCCTTGTGTCTCTGCACTGTTTAGAATTCTACTTCTTCTTCATCAGGAAAATTTACCTCACTCATTCTTCCTGTCTCTGTGTTGTATTCCAATGAACAACTCAAGCCTGTCTCACCAGACCATCTGTTCTTCAATACTCTAACCTGACTTACGTTAGGTTTGTCTTTGTCTTGTTGGTTACGTTCAAGTCCTATCACCATGTCAGACAGCTGACCTATTGCAGCACTACCTCTAAGCTGTGACATAGAAGTCTGTGCTCCATCCTCATGTCCTCTGTCACCTGAAGGTCTCTTAAGATGTGACACTAGTATCAAACCACAGTTCAGTTCTTCTACTAGTGAACGTAACTTAGTCATAGTGTTGTCAATGATACGTCTCTCATCTCCTCCTTCTAAACCACTAACAACAATACTAATGTGGTCAAGTATAACATAATCAACTTGACATCCTCTCACTAGATATCTGATTTTAGATAGTAGATTTTCAGAGTCAGTTGAACCCCAATGGTCATACATGTACACCCTACCAGACCCAACTGTGTTGATGAAGGCATGTCTTAGTTCTTCCACTGGTACATCATTTGATTGTAGATGTAGTGGTTTGTTTAACTCAATGGACATCAGACCAAGTGAGGTACGTTTAACATTTTCTTCCAATGCTATATAACCTATGACCTGACCTTGCATGATGAAGGAGTGTGCAAACTCTCTAGCTAGTTGTGACTTACCTATGCCACTACCTGCAGTGAGTGTTACAATCTCACCCTTACGACAACCACCTGTCTTCTCTTGTATACCTGCATAAGGATAAGAGACAGAATGTTTGTCATCTTCAGCACTGATTAGTTCCCATACATCTGTACCTGCTATGATACCATCAGGTCTGTAGGTCTTAGCTGCCCATACAGCATCAATAAGTTCAGCTACTCTTCCTGCTTGTACCATATCACTAGCATCTTTGAGAGGGAGCTTGGCTATCTTAGCTTTACTAGGTGGTAGTATACTGGCTACTTCCTTTGCTGCTTTCTGACCATGCTCATCATTGTCAAACATAATAACAATAGAGTCATAGTTGCATAACCACTCAAGAGATTTAGATACAGCTTTCTTAGCTGAGTCTGCACCTGCAGGAACAGAGACAACTGACCACTTGTTCTCAAACACTTGACTAAGTGACAAGGCATCTAGCTCTCCTTCAACAATGGTAATCATCTTACCACCATCACGACAGAGGTGTTCACCATACAGTCCAACCTTCTTCATGTCACCTAAAGCAAGGAAGTCCTTGTTAGGAAACCTTATCTTCTGTGCTTGGAGTGTACCTTCTCTGTCGTAGTAGTTAGCTACATGTACCTTCTTACCTTTGTAAGTTGATACACCATACTGCCAATGTCTAGCTGTCTTCTCAGTTATCTTCCTTTTGTTTAGTGCCTGTACCTCAATAGGTAGGAAGGCAAAGTTACTCTTCTGTGTAGTCACTGCTATCACTCCTTTGTTATCGTCTGGGTATGTCATTACCTGACAAGAAAAGCAGTAGTGTTTGCCTGTACTATACAAAGCATTGGCATCACTACTGCCACAGTGAGGACACTCTTCATGTCTTATGAACTCACCGTTATCCATCCTTACCTATTGACTCCTTTATAAACTTAGACATGTAATCAAAACCTTTAGCTATCTTCTTGAGTGTCTCATTGTCATACTTCTCAGAGTCACCTACCATATCAATAGCCATGTCCTCATAAGTAGATGTATGTTCTATCTCCTCATCACCTATGATGACAGACACACTTAGACCTTGCTTAGTAAACTCTGCTTGTAAGTCTACATCAGTTTCAATCATGTCTTTAACATCTATCACACTCATTTCAACCACTCCTTTGGTATTGTTTCTTCTGCCCATGTAAAACCATTACGGTCAGCCCATTCTTGACAGGTCATCTTAGAACCATCCTTTCTTTTCTTAGCTCCTTGTATAGTGGAGCTTGCCTTTTGAAATACAAATCGTATATCTAAGTCAGGGTACTGTGCCTTGACAGCCTTCATCTTACGTTGACTGTCTTGTCTGAAGTATCCTTTAAGCTCCACTATCATCTTGCCTATCTTTAAGTCAGGAACATAGTGACGTTCCACAAAGTATGCCATCTTCTCAGGCTCATACACATGTGGAATGTCACGTGCTACTAGGTCTGCAATGACCCTTGCCTCAAAAGTCCCCTTCGTCACTAGCTGTACCTTCAGTATCTACATTGTCAAAGACTGCAGAGTTATCTTTCTCTATAGCTTTGGCTACGAATCCATCTTCTTCATCAAAGATAGAAGCAGTAGAAGGTGTGCCATGTTCAACCAAGTCAATGACTTGCACAGCTTTAAGTCTGAGGGATACACCTACCTGTTTAGTAGACTGCATCATGTAAGCAACAGGTTCAACAGCTACCTTTATAACTGAGCCATTGCCTATCAACTGGTCACCTGACATTGGGTTACGTTTAGCATCTACAACGTTAACCTTTTGTGAGTATGCTTGACCATTCTTACCTCTTATCTTAGCCTTGAGTTTAGTTTTGAATACAACATTACCTGTCTCATTACCATCTTGGTCAAAGTCTGGCTCAGTTACAGGACGTTTGGACAGGGTTGCCTTGAGTTGTGGCTTCTCCTTGACAACCTTATTATACTCCTCATCAATGAGTGCTTCTAGTTGTTCACAAACTTGTGCTGCTTCTGCTTCAGGTACAATTACTGAAGTAGAATATTCTCCGTCATCTACAAACCTTGTATCAGGTTCAAAGACTTTTGCCCATAGGGACTTTCCTTTTATTACTAGCATATAATAACTCCTTATTGCTATTTGTTTTGCCAACTGGCTAGGTTGTAACTTTAGAAATCAAGCAAAGAAATAGTCTGATTTCAATACGTTACGGATATCTAGGTTGCCCTTACTTGGTGGCAGAGGAACATCCTCAGTACCTAGAGTCTTGATTGCATGAGTCCTGAGTTCATCAAGAACATCATGCTCTTCGTACATACTAACGAACTGTTCACGTAGTATCTCAGATAGCTGTGGCATCATGCTACTATGTGTACCATAGCTGTCATGCACCATAGCAAAGTCTACAATACCTACCTTAGTAGCTTCGTTAATAGTACGTGTCATAGCAGAGGCATCTAAACTATGGATGAAGTTAGGACTACTACCTAACCCTGTCCTCTGCTTATTAACTGTGTCTTCCTTATCTTTAGGAAAGGATAGAGATACTACCTCACCATTGATGTGTGTCTTTATCCTCTTCTGTTGTAGTTCATTGTACTGTTGCATAACTAACCAACCTGTAGGTGTTACCCACTCCATGTGTTTACCTATGTTAGAATACACATCTCCAACACTCTTAACGTAGTCCATCACCTTACGTGCTGACACAATCACACCACTAATGCTGTCCCATATGTGACCTGCTAGGTAGTGAGTGACATTGAATAGGTCATCACCAAAGATGTTGGGTGTGCCTTCCTTTATCTTCTCCTTGATAGCTTCTTCTATGTAAGCACGACAAGCATGTTTAGTACCTGAGTATGGTACAATCATAACAGGTCTCTTAGCTAACTTCCTATCAATACCAAACTCTAAACATTTCCTACCCAGTTCTGTATCCTCCTGTCGTATACGTTGTATAGCTTGGTCAGCTACCTGTGTATAAATATCTTGAGGTACAGCAGAAGATATTAAGTTAGTAGCTACACCCCCTACCTCATCTCTTAGTATAGCTGAGAGGTGCTGTAATCCATTGCAACTGCCATCTGCTGAGACAGGTAACCTACTCTCATAACCCCAACCAAACTTAGCTAGGGCTGACATCTCACAACACCAAGCTAGGAACTGGAATGGTTTGTCTGCATCAAGCCAAGCTTGGTTATCATAGGGATTGTCTGCTATCCTATGTGCCTCATCTACGTAATCCCATGCCCATACTTCACGTTTGTCTAACGTTATCTTATCATTACCATACAGGTTTGCACCATGTATGCACAGCCACCTTGCATCATCCCAGCTATCAATAGGTACAGGATAACCAAACTCTAACAAGCTCTTACTCCAATCAGCTGACTGAGGTGTGAGGAATGTACTGCTTGCATACTTACGTGAACGGAAATCATTCTGCCATACGTAATAGAACTTATCATACTTAGCAAACTGTTCTGCTACCTGTAAGGTACGTTCAACTTGTATCCTCTTACTGACACTACGATTATTAGTTGAGTAAATCTCAGCACGTTTACGTGACCATATCCTAAAGGTAGACTTCTCTTCATCATTCATCTCACTAGGTTCTTTACTGAAGTGGTAGTTAGGTAGAGGTGTGTCCTCCCTTGCAGGTAAGTTACCTACCTCCTGTCCATTGTCCCACATCTGACGTATAACTTTGAGTACGTTCTGATTAATTCTCCACTCAGTTTGTTGAAGTGCATTGAGACAAGCATACTCAGCAGTCAAGTCTTGTTCAGCTAGTCTATTTAAGTGTGTCTTCAATCCCATTACTTTCTCCTTACAATAGGTAGTTCATCTATGTCATGTCCATGATAACCTCCACCCTTAACTGATGTCCAATCTTTAGGTGGTATTACACAAGGTAAGTATCTTGGACGTGACCCTTGCATGTACTCATTGAATGCCTCAATCCAATCAAGTGTATCTTGAGTTGGTACAACGTAGGTTGCACGTCTCCTCCTTTCAGTCTGCTGTGTGTCAAGCTTGATGATACCTGTACTCTGTATAATCAAGTCAACCATCTTAAACCCTACGTGAACACGTTCAGATTTAAGCCACTCAGTATTCTTGTAGCCATCCTTGTTCATCTTATTAGTTAGACCAAACCTTCTAGCTCCATATGCTTTCTTCATAGCAAGCTTGATTGTGTTGTTAGCTACTGCTCCTTCAGAGTGTATCCATTTGTCTAACCTATCTTGTATCTCAAGGTTACTACCTATAGTTCTAGCTACATACAGCAGAGTATTCTTTCTGCTAATTGAATCCACTAGTGTGACTAGTGCAAGGTATGCAACTTGTTCTGCATCCATGTCTTTTAAATTTTTCCAAGCAATATCTCGTGAGGTATTGGTAGGATTCTTAATGAACTGTACTACTGCACCTGTCACAGTTTGTACTAGCCTAGATACTATAGCTCTTCCATGTGGTGTGTGTGATTCCTTTCCCTTATCTACTGCTACATCCACAACTTTACTATACCTTTGTACTCCACCTGTCATCATGTCAGTCTCAAGTTGAAGCTGTTCCTCAATCATAGACTGTTCTGTTTCTAAAGTTACAACCAAGATAGACTCCCTTTCACATATATAACTATAGGTACTCCGTTATACCTGATACACCTAGTACAATTACACCTAGTAACATCAGTAAAAACTGTACCCCTATCATGTTATACTTGGTGCAGTATCCTATACCTGATACTGTAGCCATCATAACAATCCATAACACCATAAATGTATTAGTCATACTCTCTCCTTCGTGTTGTACATAGTTATCCATTCATTATTCCTTGATACTTCTTCTTCTAGTAACTCAATGAACTCCTCATCCCTCTTCAAACCACACCCATCCTTATGTCCATTCATATACTTGATGTGATACTGAGGTTCACCATGCTTATGGTATGGATTAAGATATCCTACATCATGGTAACCATTATGGTATCCCATTAGGTAAGCATCATCGTACTTATTTCTACTCATTAGTTCTCTCCTTTAACTACGATTGGATTAGATAGTGTCCAATCTTCTGCTATTATTTCTGCTTCTCTTTCAGTACTGACTGCTAACTTCTTTATTAGCTTACTGTCTTGGTAGTGTGTAACAT